TTGAGCATCTTTTGTTGGGCCTTCCTTTCTAACAATTTTGATATTGTCGTAATATTTTAACAAATGTTTTGATTGTGCATCTTCCATTCTAGTTTGAGATATTTCTGTAGGGGCCATTCTTTCAGTCCAAATTTCAGAAGGCAATGGTATTGATTCGTGGTCTAAATCGGGTATTCCTTTTAGAGCCTCGCCCCTTTGTTGAAAATTTTCTTCATCTAAAGTATCCCTAAGTATTGTTTTAGGTTTCCATGTAACATTGCCGTCGTCATCTTCGGTGCCTTCATAGGAAAAAGTAGAATATCCAATTAATTGATTTCTTTTAAAATCATCATCTATGATATCTCCCAAAGTATAATCCTTGTATTTTTTAAATGCCTCTGTTTTTACTTTTTTTCCTCGAAGCATAGATAAGGCCTCTTTACCTTCAGAACCCACCCTATCTAATATATCATAGATTTTTCTTTCTTTTAGGTTTTCTAGTTCCTCCAACCCATTAGTGATGAAATCTTCAACATCGAATTCAATATCTAAACTAGTGTTAGAACTCCTAACAATTCTCTCAACAGGAACGTCCGTATCTGAAACTATAGCCTGTAGAAAATCCTCTTTGAATTCTTCCGGCCATTCACGGATATTCCCGTCAGAGATAACTCTTGTCATAGTACCCGCCTCACATTAACCATTTAGCCCAAGCCGCACCTTTTTGAATTGCACTACCTAATCCTAGTCCACTTTTAGGAGGCTCATACAAAGTTTGTCCTGTTTGTGGGTCTACCCAATATGGCCTACCGTATGCGTCTGTGCCATTTGGAGGAATAGGATATCCACTTCCATTATTTACAGCACCTTGCATTTGTTGATACTGTTGAGTATTTCCTGTAACTCCTGCTAGTGCGGCACCTGCTGAAACTTGTTGAGGCATTCCTCCCCCACCAAATCCTTGAGATTCTAGATATTGTTGCTTTGCCATCTTTCTTTGATTAATAACTTCTGTATCAATTGCAGAATTTAATAGATTAATAATATCTAATTGAATATTTTCTTGAGTAATTCTCTCATATTCTCTAAGAGAATCAGGATGAACTTTAATACTCTTAGTAGTATCATCCTGAACCAATTGCAACTTTACTAGCATTTGGCTAACTACCCTCTCTACTACATCTTCTATTAGTTTCTCAAATGTAACTAAAAACTTCTCTCCGTGATACTGAAAGAATTCCTCCACATGATTATCTTGCAAAGATAATAGATTATTCATAGACTTAAATGACTGGTCACTCTGCTGTTGAACTGCGGTTAATACTGTGCCATTACTTGTTCCAAACATATTATTCATCTCCTTCTACTACTACACCTTGTTTTATCATCAAATGATTTAGCCTATCTGTTAAAATATTAATTTCCCCAACTATTTCAATTGCCTCATTGGTAGCCGACTTATTATCCGCTAAGGTGGGCGGTTTAATAAGCCATCCGGCAGAAACTAAACTAGTAACATCTTCTTTTGTTAGAGTAGTAATTGGACCGGACCTAGTTAATCTAGGTATTCTAGGGATAAAGGCCTTGAACTCTAAGCCATGTTGTTCTGCTAGAATTTGTTGTTGAAGCATTTCCATTTGCCTATGAATACCTGCATGTTTAGGACAATAAGTTCCTCTCATTGGCCTACCTTTAGTGACATGTGTTAGTGGAATTGGTGGTCTCATATAATCTCCACTTTCCCAAACATGATGGGTTCCGCAAACCACGCAGCGTTCTTTGAGATTAAATTTGTAGCCGTAGTTTATCTTCAAAAAGGATTTCTTTTCCGGATTTAATACTTTAGTTAATTCCTTCAATTGTTTTTTTGGTTTGATATTCATGCACTTATATTCTTCTACAGGTCCACTTGCTCTTGCTCTTTGTAGTGGTGGCAAGAATGCAGATGGCGCATTTGTGTTCATCGGTTGTCCTATTAAACTTGGTTGTTGAAACATAGTAATCAATAATCCTTTATCATTGTTGTAACTCCTCTGTAAACCATTTCGGGTTGTGATTTAGCCGATACGATATACTTGAAAGTAGGTATGCCTTTATCGTTTAACCTTTGCATCCCATATTTAAAAGGCTCGAAGATGGGATGGTCCTGTATCTCTCCATTATGATTATATTTCTTTCCCCATAAATCATATTTATTGGCCCAAATTCCTATTCCCATAGGATAGTCGGCTTCCTTTTTCTTTTTTCCATCGGGCCATGTAGAAGAATAAATAGCATCTACTAAAAATTTCCATGCTAGTTGATGGTCTAAGTTTGCAGAACTTTCTAGATGTCTATGGTCTATCATAAATATAATATAATTTACTTTCCTCTTCCTCATATCTTTTATCCATTCTTGCCAATAGAAAGATTCTCCTCCAACATCTGCTGTCTTGAGAGTATGGGTTTCGCCATCTAACTTTATTGTTTTGCGAGTTCCTCTATGTAGGCCAACAGTCCTTTTCTTAATATCGGGAACTTCTCCCCTAGTTCTAAGTTGATGATGTAAAGTAGTTTTACCCACTCTAGTTGCACCATAAACTCCAAAATTAATTGCATGTATTCTTTTGTAAAAAGCAATCGCCGCTTCTGTAATTACAATAGCGAAACCTGCGAGGACTGACACATTTAATCACCCAAAGGTATAGTTCCAAGCCTCTTTACAAGTTTCTAATAGCCAGCCTAACACATTAATATCAAATACGCCTAGTATATTTCCTATTAGAAAACCGGACAAAGCCGCACAAGTTCCCCAAAAATATGCTCTAAATTTAAGAAACCAAATGTCAGCAGAGTGCGCCCTTTGTAGGTCATACGCCATAGCAGTTTCATCGAATCCGGTAAAAACCAAAGGTTTCACCTCACTGTTCGATAGCCGCTAAAAACTCATTTCCTATTCCGTCGCTTTCCATTTGAGAAACAAACTGCGGTTGAGTATTATATGTTGTATTATAATTCTTCATGGTTTCTCGAATCTTTTGCTTCTGTTCTTCTTCCTTTCTCTTTTGTGCCCAAAAGTGACTAACTCTTCTATCTAACAAATACATTTCTATCTTTTCATTTAAAGCCAAATCAAATACTGCTTTTAAAATCATAATAGCCCCTACCGTTATCAGCCCAAATAAAGTCGCATGTGCTAAAGTGGTATATGGGAAATTTGTTCCATAGTTAGCGTAAAAGAAAACATTCGCTCCGCTAACTGTTCCTACGAATAGGATAGTCATGACTAATCGTGTGTCGTGTGCTAGTGCTGGCATAATAAAACCTCAGTTAAATTCTACGGAAACTGCATGTCTTGTAGTAGCATCCGGACTTCCTGCACTATTTGTAATTTGCAAATAAAGCCCTTCTCTAGCCAAAACTCCGTGCATATCGTATTCTATATTGTTTACAGTTTGTGTAGCCTCAACTACCACTCTAGCCAATTCAGTATTTCCTGTCAAAGTAGAATCCTTTGAATCAAAAACTTTTACCGTTACAACATCAGGCCCACCGGCAAAAATGCTGAAATGTATGCTCTTTAATTTACAAGGGTGTGCCGCTACTACTGCACTCGCCGTTAATACTCCGCTTGACCTACAAGAGTCTACCATAATATTCTCTCCGTATGTCCGTAGTTCCGATGATACTTGAAGATGTTGGTCATTCAGAATCTTCAGATTCTTCTACAACTTCTTCAGTTTTCGTCGGCACTACTGCTTCTTTTACCTTTTTAGCGGCTTTCTTGGCACTTGTTTTTGCCTTTGTAGCCACTGTTTTCTTAGGTAAAAGCAATTTAACCAAGTCTGCACCTGTAGGAACAGTAGGAAGATTTAGGATGCCTTGCGACATTCCTAAAATCTTCTCACTTAATCCTAACAATTCTTCTTCATCGGACTCTTCAAAAGTAATGGAAAGGTTGGGGTCTTGCTTTCTTAGCAGACCTTTTAGTGCGGAGATTTCACAAGAAACTTCTCTTGTGATTTCTTCTCGCCCAACTCTCAACCTTCCCATTACAGAAGACTCACTAAGAATAATCTTAGCCATTTATTTCACCTCAAAGATTTCCGTAAACTCTTACTCTAATGAATCCCAAATCGGAATTAGCCGATTCAGCACCCGAACTAGCAGTAGTTCCTACTAGAGAGAAAGAACTTGCACTTTCATAAGCACCCGCAGTGCTTAATTCCACAACGAATCTTTCAGCGGCAACTCCGGATGCCGTTTCAGCACCCGTAATCATAACTGCATTGATTGTGCTTAGTCCTAGAGAAGACGCAGAAATTACTTCTCCATCTTCTGTGTATGAAGTAATCTCAATGTTTGCATCTACGAAATACTCATCTCCGGAAACTCTTGGCCTTGTCTGTCCTTTATGGTCAGCCAACAATGTTACAGTGTGTGTCAATTAAAACACCTCACTGTACGTTGGTAATCTTACCTTGACCCTTAAAGAATGAACAGCCCATTTCACCGATAGTGCGATAAAGTGCTTGGTTTCCTAGACGACCGACACCGAATGGGTTTCCGTTAGTGATACCATCTTCAAAGTATTGTGTAGGTTTCATAACTGCCAACCATAGATGGTCAGTGTCAAGGAATAGCAAGTCACTTAGTTTTGTGCTTGCGTTTCCTGTAGAAGCCATATCCTTACAAGGAATTAGTGGGATATCGTAGTATGTTGCTACTCTGAATCCAACTTCTGCACCCTTTACTCCACGAATACCATTTACAGTAGGAACTATTTCCTTTCTGTCCATGAATCTTTCTTGGCTTTGCAATAGGTCTGCGACTGCTTGAATAGTGTCATATCCAGTTAGAATTACCTTTGGAGAACCGCCAGCAATTCGTAGGTTGCGAATCATGTTGTTCAATAGTGTTAGAGTTAGTGAACGAACATCGCCACTAGCGTATCCGCTTCCAAAGTCTACTTCTGAATCTAGGAAAGAAGCAGCATTAAATCTTTCATCACCATAGAGTTTACCCAAGTTGTTTGTTGCACTTGTAGTATCAGTAGCAATAACTCCACCATCAATTGCCAAAAGTTCTGCACGACTTGTAACAATCTTGTTTAGGGAAGTGTAGTTTCTCTCGATGTTTTCTAGACGACCTGTAGATTGGTTTGTTGATTCACCGTAATGCTCTAGTGGCATTAGTAGCATCATGTTTTGTGCTTCTGCGTGAGCAATTCCCATATCTTCTCTCATTTGCGCTCTGATGTCTCCAATACCGTCATCAATTGCTGCCATCTCCATTGCCAATTCGCTGAAATCGAATTGATGTGCAACAGTCTTTGGACTCATAAACAATTGTGCGTATGTTGGAGCCATAGAACCTAGTCCGTCAGCAGCAGTAGATAGTCCAGCGTTTTCTGGAACACCACCAATAGCGTCTGCGGCTGGTGTATCTTCTCCAATACCGGAGTTTGCGGCGTCTGAATCATTTACAATTGCTTCTGCTAGAGTGTTACCGGAGCCACCAAAAGGTCTGCTCTTTAGAACTCTCCATCCGGAGGAACTGTATGGTCTCTTTGAAATCATTGATAGTGCGTTTACTTCACGATTTAGCATAGACCAAACTTTCTGTCCGTAAAGAACATTGTAAAGTCCGGTTGCGGTAATTCCAGTAACTCCCGATGCCGCCGTATCAGCGATATCGTGAGCAGTGTGTAATCCTTGAACTACCCCTGCTTGCTTTAGAATATCATTGCCGCCGAATGCGCCACCAATTCCGTATGTCTGTGCTTCTAAGTCTCTAATTGTGTTTACATATCCTGCCATTTAAATCACCCCTCAATTTCCAGCAAGCCTGTTTAAGTCGGCCCAAGACATGTTTGCTACATCATCCATAGATGGTAGTGCAACTGATTTTGGTTGCTGTGCTTTGAGAATAGTTTCTTTTTCTACAGTAAAGGACTTTCGCAATTCTGCTAGTTCTTCCTTTAGTGCAGATACTTCGCTCTTTGCGTCATAGTTTTGCTTTGAAATAATATCTGTTCTTGTAGATACTTCGTTCTTGAATCGTGCCTCGAAAGACTTTGCTAGATTGTCATATGCAATCTTTTCTAGTTGTTCTGCTCTGAACTCAACGTATGCTTTCTCAATGTTTGCAGGAGAAAGGTTTAGTGAAGAAATTTCATCATTTCCAAAGGACTTGACTACTGTTTGCGGTTGATGCTTTGGCTTTCCGCCTTCTATTACAACACGACTTGGGTTATCTCCGATTTCTACTCCGGCCCCGTCAACAGTAGGAACATATCCCTTTGTTTCGGCATCTGTGTATTCCATCAATTCTTCGTCCATCATTTCTTCGTCCATCATTTCTGCGTCTTCCATAGCCGCAGGAGATTTCTCTGTTTCTTCTTCCTTCCTCAAAGAATTGACTTCCTCTAGTAGAGTGTCAAGTTCTCCAAGTGCCTTTTCTAATTTTTCGCTCATATTTTCACCTTCTTGTTTCAAAATATCAAATTTCGCTTCCGGATTAATTCCTTTTTCGCATATTGTTACTTCATGTAATTCCAACTTACTGATTTCACTATATTCTCCTAGTTCATCATGTTGTTTTTTTACTTTCTGTAACGCTTGCCCCCCTATGCTAAAAGACCTTAATGTTCCTTTGCGAATTCCTCTTCCAATTTCTTTGGCTTTTTCGATGTCATCTCTTAATTTTATTACTACAAAAAACCCAACATCATCAACTTCTGTTTTCCATAGTTTCCCATTTTTATCTCTATAAGATTTTACTACTTCTCCTACTTGCACATTTGAGTGATTAGTCATTACATTTCTAAACTTGGCATTCTCCATGTATTTTTGTACTGCATCTTCTAGTGCTTTGAGTGTAATTAAATCATTTTGCTTATCCACGATTTCTATGCTTGCATATCCCCCAATCATTAAATCGCTTTGGCTTTTGAGTATATGAAAGTCCATTTCGCTTTTCGCTATAACAGCACTGCTCATTTTCCTCAACCCCTTCTTTTTTACTTTTGGTATTTAACACTTTATTCTTTTTCCGGATTTATTACTAATTTGGAATACTTATCTTTATTAATATTCCAAAGGCCTTCATCTCCTTCTTTATCAGCAGGAGTTTGCTTATATCCAGTCCAAGCCAACCACATCTCATTTTCATCTACAGGGACAACTCTTACATGTAATTTAGTTTCGAACTTATTTCCTTTTAAGAAATATTCGTGATATCCTGTCCTTTGAACACCCAATTCTATTTCCCCTTCATCTACAACAGTTCCATCTATAGGAGGAGTAGTTGCTACTTGTGCAGGGAATTTGCCTGC